ATCTCACACATTCTAACATTATGTATAACCTACTGATCGTTATAGTAGTTACGTGTGATTTCTTTAAAATCACAAAAATCACACATTGCTGATTGACACTGATGTCTGTTGGGTTTGTTAGTTTTAAAGTATGCCCGTTGAAATGACCGACGAAGAGCGAGCCGAGTACGCTTCTCTCGACCGTAAAGGAAAAATCAAGTACACCATAGATCTAAAAACCAAGCGAGCTAAGGCTATGGGTTTGGAGTACAAGCACGGAACCCAAGGAGCTTCTCGCACGGGGGATAAGTTAAAAAAACCTAAAGCATCTAAGAGCATGACAGTGCCGTTGGATCTTAGTAGCGAGGATACTCAGCGGCAGATGCGGGAGTTAATCATGAAGTACGGGATACATCCTATCGAGGAGTTGTTTCGGATGTTGGCTAAAGATACCAAGGGGCGGTTGCCCGACAAGGACAAGGCAGCTATCTGCAAATTTTTAGTTCCGTACACGACGCCTCCGCTTAAGAGTGTCGATACTCAGCGTAACAATGACATGAATGTTAATGTCACATTGGTCAACTATGGGGATATGAGTCAGGAGAAGTTGATGAAAGAGGCAGAGTTAGTTGACGATTCGGAGTACGCGGAGTTCGACGACTTAGGCCCAGATGACGATTCGCAGGGGATTGTAGCAGTAAATGAGTAATAGTGTCCAACTACCCGCTAAGGGTTGGAAGCCTCGCTGGTATCAGTTGTCGCTTTGGAAGTATATGTCTTCTGGCGGCAAGCGAGCCGTGGTGGTTTGGCCTCGGCGTCACGGTAAGGATTATACCGCAATTAACTGGACGGCGTTGGCTAGTCAGATGCGGGTGGGCACTTACTGGATTGTGTATCCGTACTTAAACCAAGGGCGACGGATTGCTTGGACTGGAATGTCCAAGGATGGGAATAAGTTCTTGGATAGCTTTCCCAATGAGTTGGTAGCTCGTCGGCAGAATGCCGAGATGCGGCTGGAGCTGAAGAACGGGTCTGTTATACAGATCATGGGAGCGGATGAGCCCGACAGGTTTGTTGGAGCTAATCCTGTGGGGATTGTGTTTTCGGAGTGGCCCCTTATGAATCCGTTAGTGTGGAAGTTGACTTCGCCGATCCTCGCGGAGAACGAAGGTTGGGCTATGTGGATCTACACACCTCGCGGCAGCAACCACGGCTTGGATATGCTTAACACTGCGAAAACTACAAAAGGGTGGTTCCACAGTAAGTTGACTGCGAAGGATTGCAAAGTTTTGACAGCGGAGGATCTTAAGCAAGCTCGCAATGAGTTGAAGGATGACTCTTTGTTTCAACAGGAGTTTTTTACTAGTTTCGAGGTATCGCTTCAAGGGGCGTACTACCAGAACCAGTTCCGCAGTATCTACAAAGATAAGCGAATTGGGGAGGTTGCTATTGATCCGCTGCTTCCCGTGACTACGGCGTGGGACTTGGGTATGAGCGACGCAACTAGTATTTGGTTTTGCCAGCAGCTTCATTCGGAGATAAGGCTGGTAGATTACTATGAGAACAATAACGAGGGGTTGGCTCACTACATCAACTACCTGCGTGATTGGGCTCAGGAGCATAATGTTTCATTCAAAAACCATCTGGCTCCACATGATATAAAGGTTAAGGAGTTGGGGACTGGCGAATCTAGGCTGGAGGCTGCGAGGAAGGCGGGTCTTCGGTTTAGGCCAGTCCCCAAACTTTCTTTGCAGGATGGCATTGAAGCTTGCCGCAATACTTTAACTAACTGTTACTTTGACAAGGTTCGGACAAAACACGGGATTAATTGTTTAAAGAGTTATTCAAAGAAGTGGAGCGAGGAGAATCAGACGTTTTCTACGCGCCCCGATCACAACTGGGCTTCGCACGGTGCTGATGCGTTTCGGACATTAGCAGTAGGCTTGCGTAAAAATGAGGGGCGTATTAGTAAAATGACAGAAGAAGCTCGCACTGCTCAGGTAGAGTATGACATCTTCGCTTGACTAATCTTGTTTGAAGATAAATGTAAATTGAGCGGATGGATGAGTCTTATATATTTGAAGTTTTAGAGGAAGATGGTTCTTATTTGGATTCTATAGGCGGCCTTGACGAGATACGGCAGCAGCAAGAGATTGTTGAGCAGGGTTTTCAATCTCAGTCTTTTCGCGATTATGCTCGAAGAGGAGGAGCTGACATGTCGACGGCTTCTTTAATCAGAGAGACTGATATAACTCTTAACAAAATAGACCAGTTTCAACGCGATCAAGATAGAGAGTTGTCGAAACTACTTACGGGAGCGCAGGATACGACCTCGCAAGCAAACACCCGTTTAGATGAATTAGTTTCAAGTTTGCAGTTAATGACTGAGCAGTTTAACGCTCGATTAGAAGAGCAGAGAATAAATGCTCAGAAAGAAACTGAAGCTAGTTTGGAAGCCGCTAACGAATTAGACGAGGCAAGGCGTCGCGCTTTGACTGGAGAAGGCATGATTAAACAGGTTGCACCTGCCAGAGCTTTAGGTATCGGGGAAATAATGACTCAAGGAAGAGCTGCTCGCGGGGGATCTCAACGTGCGGCGACATCTGAATTTTTAAGGAATCCTCCAATGATAGGAGCATACGATGGCTGATAATTTCAAAACAATAAACCAAGAGTTTTTAGATCGTTACACCCGAGCGAAGAATCGTTCGGGCATGTATCGCCACGAACACGAGGCGATACGAAAGTATCTTCGTCCTAATACTTTGGGTTTTTACGAAGCCACCACATCGCACAAAACTCAGGGCGACCGACGCACCGAGCAGATTACCGACAGCACGGCTCTTTGGGCTTTGGATACTTTGTCTTCGGGGTTGTATGCTCATATACTAGATCCTTCAGATCGTTGGTTTAGTCTTGGAGTTAAAGGCGTTCCGTTTACGCAGTTAAGTTTTGAAATGCAGGCGTATCTGGAAGATGTCTCTGAAAAGATATTTACGGTGTTTGCCGACCCTCGTTCACGTTTTGCTCAGGCGTCTAAAGAGATGCTGCTAGATTTGTGTGCGTATGGTACAGGCGTTATGCTCAATGAGTGGGACAGCGCTATGAAGTTGCCGTATTTTAGGGCGTACCCGTTAGCTGCAGTTCACATTGACGAAGATCATCGTGGAATGGTTAATGTCATAGCTCGCGACTTTCCAATGACTAAAGCCCAGATTGAGGGCCAGTTTCCTGATGCGGTTTTTACCGACTCTATGGAAAAAGAGGATGAAGACTTTTCTTATATTGTTACTCATCTAGTAGATCCTGTTGAAGCTCATACGGAAAAGGTAGATACCAAAAAAGCTTTTGTTTCTACTTATTTTATTGAAAGCGAAAACTTAGTGCTTCGTCAAAAGGGCTACGACCGTTTTCCTTATAAAGTTCCGCGTTGGTCTACTTTGGCGGGGGAAGTGTATGGAAGGGGTCCGGGGAACATAGCGATGCCCGACATTCGTTTGCTGAATGTTATGTATCGCGAGTTGGTTCAGTCTGCCCAGCTAGCTAACAGACCTCCAATGTTTGTTGATGATGATGGGTACCTGCTACCTATTTCTTATGTGCCAGCGGCAATAAACTTTAAGACTCCCGGAACTACTGCTCCTGAAACTCTGCGTATGGGGTCTAGCTTTAACATAACGCTAGAGATTATGAACCAGAAGCGCGATCAGATCGCCAAGACTTTCCATGTGGATTGGCTTCTGCGTAATCGTAAACGCGAGCGTCAAAGCGTTCTTGAGATACAAGACGACAGAACTGAAATGCTTCGTCAGCTATCTAGCGTAGTTGGCCGTTTTGAAGCGGAGTGTGCGTCTCCATTAATTGAAGACACTTATTTTTATTTGGATAGGGAGGGGCTGCTTCCCGAGTCTCCTGTAGCGGGAGTTCCTTTGGATGTGTCTTTTACTTCTCCAGCGGCTAAAGCACAACTTTCATCTAAAGCTGCTAATATTATGCAGTTCCTTAATGACGTTTCTGCTTACAGAGCAATTGACCCTTCTATTACGGATGGTATTGACACAGCTTCGTTAGGACAAGAGCTTGCTACTTTGAGAGAAGCTCCAAAAAGAATTTTGAAATCTCAGGAACAAATACAACAAGCAAAACAAGAAAGAGACCAAATGGCTGCGCAGGCAGCTAACGCTCAAAATGCGGCTGCACTTGCGGGAGCCTTGAAAGATACAGCGTCTGCCCAAGCTCAAGGTCTTGGACAAATATAATGTTTACAACCTTAGCGGAAAAAATCCGCGCTTTAAAAAACAAAAAAACTAATTCCGAACTAACCAAAGCGGTTTTTGATACGCCAGATGGCAGAGCATTGCTTTCCATTTGGCTGAAATCTTCGGGTATTACTAATTATGTAGCCTCTGGTGAAAACGAGGCTCTTATTCGTAAAGACGAACGTCAGCGATTTATTCATTCTATTATTAAGAACATGGCTATGACAGAGGACGAACTTCTGGAACAGGCCATTAAACAATACCAAGAAAAGCAAAAAAAGCTGACTGGAGAAGACCTTGAAGATATGGGGTTGGATTCAGTTGTAACTAACGAAATAATATGAGTGACGTAATACAAGAACTTCCTCAAGAGGTGCAAGAAACTCCTCAAGAGGTTGAAGCAGCTCCTATTGGAGCAGGAGGCATTCCCGAAGGGGCTGATGAAACCCAAAAGCCAAGCAATGCTTTAATCGGAACTATCGAGGAGCAATACAGGTCTAGCAAAACTCTTCAAAATCTTTTATCTACAGAAGATACTGGAGACGCTATTAGAGGGCTGGCAAAGCAAGTTTGGAATCAAGAGAAGTTGATAGGTGGGGATAAAATCCCTGCACTAAAGCCTGAATCTTCTAAGGAGGAAAAACAAGATTGGTACAACACCTATCTAGGCGTTCCTGAAACAGCCGATTCTTATTCAGTACCTGAAAATATTGTTTTAGGTCAGACTGAAGAAGGGGAGGATGTTTTTTCTAAGCTTAGCGAGGATCGAATAGATGCTTACAAAAGCTTAGCTAAAAACTCTAATCTAACTCAAGATCAGCTGAGTTCTTTGGTTGAAAATCTAGAACAAACGGAAGCAAATCAAAGAGCATTAGCTTCTCAAGAGTTGGATAAAAACGTTAAGAAGTACATGTCTGAGCTTTATGCGGAGTTTGGCCCTGCTTATCGTTCTACTATTGAAGCGGCTAACTACGGGTATAATCAGTTTTTTCCCGAAGAGCTAAGAAAGCTTATGCCTGTAAATATTATAAATCATCCAGATTTTGTTAAGGCGTTTGCAAATCACGGTAACAATATTCAAGACGATCAAGCTGTAACTACTAAAGTAGACGGTCGTACTATTAACACACCTGACGACGCTAAGAGAGAGATACAAACACTTCATAGCTCGGAAGCTTGGAAGCGATTAACAAAAAGAGATCCTGATTTGTCTGTTCAAGAAAAAGAGCGGCTATTAGCTGCAAATGAACGGTTGTATAAAATAGCGTACCCTGACAATATTTCTTGACAAAGTAACGGTTTTTTAATGTCAATGCTTTATTGGGGTAGCTCTTTAGTCCCAATAAAGCATTTTTTAGGTCCGGAGGGGTAGCCTATACAGATAACTAATTTAATTTTAATTTTTAAAAGAAAGTCAATATAATGGCCGTAGGTATTTCAAGTGGCGGAGGCACAGGAGCCTCTGCAATAGAAACTTCGTATATTCAACTGTATAACGATGGTTTTCAACAGCAGTTCCAGCAAATGGACACGCGTTTTGCTAAGTATTTTGATGTCGTATCGCAAGATAGCGAATTTCAATACTACGAACGCATGGGCGTTGGCGATGAACTTATTAGCGATAACGTGCGTTATGCAGATAATCCCGTCTCGGAAATTTCCGTAGATCGTAGACAAATTGGGTTGGATGATTACCATCAAGGTAAGTATGTCGAGATGAAGGATCTTATCCGTCTCGCTTCTGATCCAACTAACGCTTACGTTACTGCTCTTACAGCAGCAGCTCATCGTAAGATGGACAAGATTGTCTTAGACGCTATTTTCGGTACGGCAAAGACAGGAAAATCAGGAGGCACTTCAGTTGCTTTTGTTGGAACTAACTCTGACAAAATTACTGTTGGAGCTCTTTCCGCTGGTGTTTCTCGTCCAATTACAACCGCAGGAAACTATACTCTGCAGGCTGGCGATGCTGAAGGTATCGACATTGCTGTGGATTTTGTTGCTGGCGGTGCTGCCGCAGATTCCGGTATTACTCTGGATAAGTTGAAAGCCGCTCGTTTTACGATGGAGCGCCTTGAAGCTGTAGACGCAGACGAAACATTGGATTGCTGGATTACTTCTAGCCAAGCTGAACAGCTTCTAGGCATTGATGAAGTTATCAACAGCGATTTTGCTACACGTAAAGCTTTGGCTGAAGGTCAAGCTACCACGTTCATGAACTTCCGCTTCCTACGAAGCGAGTTGCTCAAGGGTGCAGGTACTGCTGGCGATCCTCGTCAAGTTATCGTAGCAAAGCAGGATGCTTTGAAAGTTGCTTACGGCAAGGATCTGGGCATTGAAATGTGGCGCGATGGTTCTAAGCGGAATCAGCCTTACATGTACTTGAGCCTGTCTATGGGTGCTACCCGTATGTCTGGTGAAGTTACTTGTAAGATTAACTGCCTCGATTAATAACCTATAACTGAAAGGATATAAACTAATGGCAGCTATAACATACTCCACAGTTGAAAAGACCGCTCATCTTGATCGGGTTGAATCAGCTTCTGATGACAAGTATTACAACATAGATGAACAAGGTGCGCGCATTCGCCGTGCCGAGATCAACTATACTAACGGTACTGGATCAGGCGTTTCTAACCCTGTAGTGATTGGTCGTTTCGACGAAGCTAATGTAGAGATTCTAAAGATTGAACTCATTTCAGACGATGCCGTCGCAGATTTTGATGTAGGACACACTCCTATTTCAGCTGCTGTAGACACGGATAAAAGTTTGGGTGATGCTGAAGCTTTGGTAGCAAATACGCTACTTACGCTTAAAAGCGCAATCAACGTAGAACTTACCGTACCTTCTTTGATCTTTATCAACCCGCAGTCGGGTGATATTGCCAACGGAGCTTACGTTAAGGGCAACATCTACTACACTATTAAAGCCTAGCTTAAATACGCTTGCTTTTTCAGACCTTCAGCTCTTACTAGGGCTGAAGGTCTTTTTTTACAATGGCGACGATATTAGAGATAGCTAACGAGGCTGCTAATATTTTGGGGCATTCTGGCATCACTCAAACTGAGTATGACAGCGCTTCCAATAAATTAGCAAAGGGTTTAAGTCAGAGATACGAATCCGCAAAGGATTGGGTTTTGGGAAGCTATCCTTGGAAAGATGCGCTAAAGACTGAAAAAATAGACGCCGATACAATAACCGAATCGGCAGCCAATACAAAGTATAGTATTACTTTGTCCGGAGCGTCTTCTTATACTGGAGATACTTTTAGACTTTTTGAAAAAACTTCTGGAGTGTATTACGAAGCTCCCGCAGCAAAGTGGATTAGGCAGTATACTCCCGACTCTAGTTTAGTTAGACTTAGGTTGGTTACAGACTTACACGGGAATTTAGTATCTTCTGATTTTGAGCGCGGTGTGATTTTATCAGACGAAGCAACTATTTATGCCGCGTACATTTACGATCTTCCAGAAGCTGATCTTCCTTATGAAATCTGTTCGGTTATTGCGCACTACCTTGCTTGGAAAATGGCTCGGTATATGGGGCAGCAGGAGGATATTGGAGATCTTAGAGACGAGTATCTTTCTTGCTGGCGCTTTGCTCGTTCTTGGGACGCGCAACAAGACAGTTCTAGGGTTTTTAAATCTACAGAGTTTCTACAGGAAATGGTCTATGGTCACGCTTCTGCAGCGTCTCAGAGATTTCCTCAAATGCAGTAATGGCTACTCCTGTAAGTTATACCCAGCATAATTTTTCTGGGGGCGAACTACCTCCTAAGCAGTTTGCAAGGACTGACACTAGGCAGTATGCTAGTAGTGTTGAAACTTGTGAAAATATGTTGCCTGATTTGGAAGGGCCTATTTATGCGAGGCCCGGGACTGTTAGGGATCTTAGCACTTCTATATCGTATACGGATAAAGCTAGGCTTTTTAGTTTAGCCCCGTCTACTAACGAGAGTTTTTTATTTGAAATATCTAAAGACGGTATTCGGGTTATAGATCCTAGAAAAAGTACAACTTCCCAGCTAGACCCAATACCTTCTGAAGAGTTTGCGGTAGTTAAGAATGCAGGGACTGCAAAGTTAAACGGTATTTATACTAAAGTTGAGCTTAGTGAAATTCCTAGTCACTTTCCTACACCAGTAAGTGGGACTTACGGAGGTTTTAAGTATTCTGGAAATAAAGTTTACAAAAAAACAAGCACTGACGGTACTACAAATTATACAATCCATACTGTAAAAACGGACTATTCTGAATTCCTAACAGGCACTGGTTTAACTACCAGAGCTTTAGATTACGAATATACTGCGATTGTAATAAAAGAGCAGGACGCAAGCAATAATACAGTTACCGATCTTAATACTACTGAGTTTAATAATCCGAACACGGATATTTATTATTACTACAACGGTACGGGGTGGCGTCCTTCTTATCAGGACCATGTAACTGATTACGGCACTGATTTTAAAGATTTAGATAACAGTGTTCCGGCTGAAGCAGCAAGACGGCTTTATTATCTTGGAGGAGACATAACAAGGCCCGATGTAAGTTTTCACGATGCTGAAACTATACCCGCGGGGTTTACTATA